AATTTATATTTTTTTATTTTTAAAATATAAATTAATGAGAGATTGTTGTAAAACTGGAAAAAAAGCAAAAAAATGCAAAAACAAAGATGGGAAAGTTTTTAATCTTCCACGTCGCTTCACTAAAAAACGCTGCTTAAAAAAAATAAAAGGCTTCACAATGAGGGCATCATGTGCTCCGTATAAATATTGTAAAAATAGGATTAATTAGAATTTTTTGCATACATTTTAAATAGAGTTAAATCTTTAAATAGTTTTAAATAAAATTGATAATAATATAAATAGTAGTTATTAAACCTATTACCAATAAATCTATTAAAAAAAATGTCTTGGGAAATGCTTCCTTCTGAAATTTGTGTATATATTCTTAAAATTAGAAATAACATTAGAAATAATGCTTCAAAAAAAATTCAAAATGCTTGGAGAAAATATATAGTAAATGATTGTGTTGCTATAGACTATGCATTAGAAATAGAAATAGATCAATTTAATCAAATAATGGTATATATTCCATCAACAGCAATAATACTAAAATATTGTTTATCAATGTGTAGTGGAAAATTTTATTTAAATTTTTGGAAAACATTAGCAGAAAATTTATATACTAGTTTACAAATTTATAAATATCCCGATGAACAATGGCTAACCCCAGAAGCTGTAAATTATAGAAAAATAAAAATACAATATAATAAATTAATAGAAAAATTTAATTTTAAACATTTTAATACATTAGTATAATTATAAAACTTTTGAGGGTTCTCTAAAAAATTGAATAGAAAAAAATTATAATTATACTAATATATCAAAAAAAGCAAAAGCAAAAGCAAAAGCAAAAGCAAAACAAACACAAAAACAGAAACAAAAATGGCTTGTAATTTTTGCTATGTTTGCGAGCACTATGTATATTGTTTGTCTGATCCATGTAATGGATGTGATGGATGTGTCAATAAAGATAATATTTGTTGGAATTGTGAAAACAATCCAAATTCAACAGTAAATTTTGTTGTTCTCAATATTATAATTAAGACTCTACCAAATAATAATATTATAAAATCCACAAAAAATACACAGACAGATGAAAATTTAAATTTACCATAAATATATATGGCTTAATATTTTTGGAGTATAATAACCTTTAGATTTTCTCTTTTCTAATGCGATTGCTTGACCACGCTTTTTTGTTCCAGAATGTCTTGAAAAATAATTTTGCATACGACGACGAGTATTATGATTTTTATGAGCATATAATTTTAATGGCGTACGGTCTTTAAATTGTTCATAATCTGATGCTCCAAAATGAAGTTTGCGTATTTTTTTAGTTTTTTTATCTCGAATAAATGCTGTATATTTTTTTCCAGGTGGACCTCTCTCAAATCTTAATATTTTTTCTTTCATTTTATTAAGTTATTATATTATAAAAACATATTATTTATGAATTATTATTTTATAAATAATATATAAAATAGAATTTGTAATTATGAATGTTCCCGTTAAATATTTACCAAAACGTCTCTCCAAAAAAGATAAAGCAAAACAAAAAAAACAACTTCAAAAATCTAGAGCTGCATATAAAAAAGGTATCTATATTAATAGAAAACCATTAAAATCATTTAAAAATAAAAAATCACAACATCTTATAAATGCTGAAAAATTATATAAAGTTAATAAAGTTGTTATCAATAATAATTTAGCAAAAAAAACTGGTTGCTCCATTAAAGCTTTAAATAAAATTGTTAAAAAAGGACAAGGAGCTTATTATTCATCCGGTTCTCGTCCAAATCAGAGTCCACACAGTTGGGGTATTGCTCGTTTAGCATCATCAATAAGTGGAGGCAAAGCAGCTGCTGTAGATTATAATATTTTGCAAGAAGGATGTAACAATAATTCTAAAGCATTGAAATTAGCAAAAAAATCACGTATCAAAAATGGTTATGGAACACGAAAAGTTCCCAAAACTAAATTATAGAATGTATATTCATTTTTTAGCATATTTACGACCATATTTCATCCAAAGTAAAACACTAATTGTAAAACCTAATAAAAATCCTGCTACACATTGGTCGGGATGTTCGGCTAAAAACATTTGTGTTATCAAAGGACCTATGAAAAATGTTAATATTGAATAAAAAATCATTATACCTATCATTGTTGGATTGCTTAAATGAACCATCGTTTATAATATATTAAAAATATTAAAATTTAATATATTAAAATTAAGAATAGAAAATAAATAATTATCGGGAATATTCTAAATCTGCTGTTCCACTTTGGAATTTTAATATATTATAACGTTCCTCTATTATATATAAATCATAATTATATTTATAAATTGAACCAGGGTCTTTTGAAGTAGCAATTACTACGCCTGAGGATGGATCACAAATTGCCCTGAAATCAACTTTGTCTCTTTCTAATGGAGGATTAATTGCAATATTATATTCAAATTCTATTGTTTTAAATTTATTTGTATTAAATGCTCCATTTGGTTGATATTTATATGGATCAGTAGATAATGCAAAATTATAACAATATAATCCTTCTTTACTATAACCATTAGAAGTATTATATTTTTCTATTTGACTATATAATTCGCTTGGACGAATATCTTCTCTATATTTTCCGTCAACAATTATTGCGAAATTTGTTAAAATATTTTTATGATTTTTTTGACTAAAATCATCTGGCACATTTCCTGTTATATAAATATTTTTTGATAAATCAGATATTTGTTTCAGTTCTTCTAATAAATTTAAATCCGAATTTAAGTTAGAGTTTAAGTATTTTTTATCACCCAGATTATAATTGACATTATTTATATGACTATTATAATACATATATACTGAATTTCCATTATTATTGATGTCTAATAATTGTAAATTATTGGGTTCTTTATTTTCATATGGCCAATTCGTATAATTTGACCATTCATTGCGTTCTTTTGCATCATCCCGACGTAAATACCACATCCAACTTGATACTAACCCATTACTATCAAATGTAATTTTTCCATTATTTTGAGTTAATTCTTTTTTTGTTTCATATACTAATTTAATCAAATATTCTTGCTTATTATTTGCAAATAATCTACGTTCTTCATCTCCCAAAAAACATTGAGTTGTTATTAAATGTATTTTTCCATTAAATTTCATACTTTTATCTACATATTTATAACCAAAACTTATATCTCTTATTGGTGGTTCTTGGATAAATCTGTAATAGCCATATTGATCTTTTTTAGATTGATCTGGAAAAATTCTTGGGAATTCATTATAAGTTAAAGGGTATATGTTTTCAGTATTAGCACTAACATCATATAATATATTTTTAATTGTAAATAATTGTGAAATTGGTCTCAAAATAAATTTAATTTCTAATACATCATATTGCAAACATATTAATGGTAACGCCATTGTAGAAGCCATACTATACCAACTATTTATTGGAATATATAACTGTGTTTGTCTTATTGAAGGTTCTATTCCACTTGGATCTATTGTGTCTTTATAATTAAATGCATTAGGATAATTATTATTTCTATTAGCATAATTAGCAGGATCATTTAGATAACTTGTATTTCCAGACATTAAATTAAATAGTTCTTTTTTATTAGCATCAAAATCTCTTTCAACTATATTTTGTATATATGAACCACTATATTTTTGAATTAAACGACCATTGAATGTAACTTGAACTTCTGTTATTAATTGACTACCTATATTTTTTATCCACTGAAATTCGTATGGTCTATATTCGCTGGTTGTAATATGAGGAAAATCATGAGAAGTATAATGGTAAATTGGACTCCAAATATTTGGTAAGGTTATACCCAAATATGTATCCATTAATAAATCACCATATCTTGGTATTTTGAAACTAAATGTAGTCGGGCTAGAAAGTTGTAATTCTTGATTACCAGTTTGATCAACTCTAAATTTTTGTAATCCAAAATTTGTATATTTAACATATTTAGATTTAAAAAAGCTTTTACTAGGATTCCCTGTTAAAATTATATTTTGATTTCCAATTGCAATTAAATTTAATAAACCACCAGCCATTATTAAAACACTATATTAATATATATATTATTTTTTTTATTAAATCTATATTAAATAATAATATATATATAATTTAATTAATAAATAATGGCAGAAAATAATATGAATACAAGATTAAATGATATAAAAAATATTGCTACTAAAAAATTTGATAAATTAATAGGTGGTGAAAATAATGTAGTTATTATAACATTTATAATAATTTTTTTTATATTATTTTCCGTTTTAAGTTGGATATATAACACATTAAGCAATAAGTCAAGAAGTTGTGTAAGAATAAATTCAATATATAAAGAAGGCAACGATTTAAGAACACACGCTGCTGCTTTGCCTATTCCAGTTAATGAAAACAATAAACTGAAAATATTAGTAAAAAATTTCTTTATAAAAACTGCGTATAATTGTTGCTGTGTTGATGGATATAAAAATAATTGGGTGGATGGATGTGCTCTCAGAAAATGTATTTATCAAGGCGCGCGTTGTTTAGATTTTGA